CTCAGCAAGTCGGGTTGGTACGTCTACATAGTTTTGTAAATCAAATGCCATTAGTCGGGTGTCCTTTTCTAGTCGGGTTTACTTACTCTGTTTTACCACATAGGTATAACGCGGTTGCTGGCAGCATATCCATAGGCCATAGTTCGGTTTGCGGGGTCATATAGCAGGGGGTGTGCATATCGGTTCGCCAGTGGCGTTGCAGGTTTGCCGTTTTTAGGGTGCGCCAGCCGTGCAGCCTTACCATGTTGTCGCCCTCGATTATGGCCAATACATATATGCCGGGTTTATCGCCCGGGTGTGTTATCAAATGGCCGTTGGCGTGGCGTGTAGATCGAACTTCGTAGCCGGCAACGTCGTAAGCGCTGGGGTCATATTCGGTGTACCAGTAAGCCCAACCTAAGTATTTTGCTAACGCGTATTCGCCTAGCACACCGTTTAGGTTTAGCGTTTCGGGGTCTGTAACGCGTTTGTGTGCGCCGTAACGCTGTTTATATTCGCGGCTATTGCTGCTGATCTGATCTGCAATAAGTTTGCAGCGGTCTAAATCCTCAGCGGTGAGGCTGCAACTAAACATTATTGCAGTTTCTCTAACTCGATTATGGCCAGTTCTAAAAACCGTGCGCGCACGTCTTCCATGCGTAGTAGGTCTTTTCGTAGTGCTTCCAGTTCGCCTATCAAATGAAATAGGTGTGTATTAACTGGTTTAGCAACGTGGTTTGGTCTTACTAAATCGTCAATAAGTGCAAACATTTTGCGCGTATGTTCAGTTATGCCAGTGTCGGGTTCTATTGGTTCCTGCATGTCGGGTGTCTTTCTGTTATCGGGTTATTGGGCTGTTTTCCATGGTGCCCAACCACTATTTAACCATATGGCTAGGGCGGCTTTTGTGTTTACTGCTGGGTCAAATAACTGTTGGCAGTCGGTAAGTACGCCTTGGGCCTGTAGCCAGCCTTGCGGCCAGTACGTCGAGGGGTTGCACCAAAACCCGTTTATTTGGTAAAGGCCATAACTACCGCCTGCAGTGTCTAGCGCGTTATATGCGTCGCTAGTGCAACGGCTTTCGCGGGCTGCTACTTGGGCTATTGTGTCAGCCTCGCTAGCAGGCCAGCCCAACACTAAGGCCAGTGACACTACCTGCAGGCAGTTACCTTCGTTAAACGGGCTTACCGTCGTTGTGGTGGGCAGTAGTGGGGTTGCCTCGTAAACGTATTTGACGGCTACGGGGCGGCTTGGGCCGCTGTCAGGTAGCCCGGGCATTACCCAAGCCAACAGCGACGCGGCAATAGTGCAAACAGCGCCTAGCGCCAACTTTGCTACAAATGGGGTCATGGCATTTTCTCCAACTGGTAAGGCGTTTGCCAACTGTCGCCGGCAGCGGTACGAAACGCGATTTGACTAGCCAACACTTTAAGGCTGTCAGGGTTTCTAAAAATCTGTACTAGCACTTGCTGGCCGTTATCCATACGGCCTATAAAACATTCATAGGTAAACGTTTGTAGTTCGTTCATACGTGGTAGTCCTCTTTTCGTCGGTCATAAAACCGTAGTAGGCACGTGTTACGCGGTGGGGGATACTGGCTGCAAACCTTGTAGGTATTGGGTTACGGCTGCTGGCACTTTATCGCCGGGCCAGTAAAACCAGTGCCAAGGTTCAGCCGGCATTACTTCCAATGACCAGCCAAAACGTGGGCCGTGTTCGCACATAAACTCGAACGTGGCGCCAGTCATGTTTGCGTAGTCACAGGCCAAACCTAAGTTATGGCGGCTTGTGCCGGGTACTGCCATTGGTGCGTTGCCGGGTTTCAGGTAATAGTTTTTGCCTTCGTATACGCGTGGCTTTTGCCCGGGTATAACGTCAAGTGTGTAGCGGGCCAAAAACCCTTGGCGCTGCAAACTGACACTGCGGTAAGTATCGCCCGCGCTGATCGGCTTAAATTGTTTGATACCTGCAGCAAACGCGGCAGCCCTAACAGCGTTATAGGCGTTAGCGGCCAGTGGGTGCAGTTTGCCGAACGGTTTAACCTCGATCAGCAGGCTTGGCGGTAGTTCGCCCGGCTTAACGTGTTGCAGCGAGGCAGGCAGCACCAGTTTTTTAATAGGTGGGATAGCCATTATTCAGTTGGCGGGGTTTTGCTTTTAAGTCCGTTAGACGCCACAAGGCCCGACAGTGTGCCAGTTAAAAACACTAGCAACGTGGATAGCAGGTCTATTAGTTGCGCGTCTGTTGGGGCCTGTTCCATTGGCTGATCTACAAACAGCACGCCGTAAATAAACGCCATAACAGTAAAAGTAAAACAGACTGCCATTAGACGGCCCACAAAAACTATTAGTGCCGCGTGTTGCTGTTCAGGGGTTTTAATCATTGTCGCACGCCGCTTTCGTAAAGCATTGGTAAGTTGTGTTGGTTTTAGAAACGGTGCAACCATTGGATACCCAAATTACGGCAACCATAAACAGCAAGGCCGCATATTTAGCCCAACGGTGGCGGGTAAGGGTTTGCATCTTTAACGGCTTGTACTGCTAACTCCCAAGCCTCTTTAGTATTTGTACCGCGCTGCCACTCAAAAAAAAGGCCGTCTGACTGGGCTTCATATTGCAAACGGCGCGCTGTTTCTACGGTTGCCACTTGGTTATTGTAATTAACGGTAGGCCATGCGGCGTCTAGTTCGGCTTGCGTAGGTTTTGGGCTGCTGTCAAACCACTGCAACGTTTCGTAATCGTTGGCGTTAATTGCCCATTGTGCGCCCGGGTAATTGGCGGTTAAAACGGCTGCGTAGTCGGTCATGCTGATATCTCCATAAGCGTAATGTTCGTTAGCGTTGAGTAGCAGGCCGCGTTATCGACATTGGTAAAAGTTGCGCCAACATACAGCGTATTAGTTGTATGGTTTTTTACTTGCATTTTGTAGGTAGTTGCGCTGGTAGTAGACGGACTATCTAAAAATGAACCGTAAATAGATTCTCCGCCAGCACCAGCCGCGTCATAATAGGCTTTGTTAGCCGCAACACGGCTGCCGCTTGCCGTGCCATTACCAATAACGGTTGCGCCGCGCACAATTTGGAAACCCGTATACGTTGCAGCGCTTACGCTAGTTGTTGCTGAGTAAACCACAAGTATTTTAGACGTAGTAGCGCTTGGCGTAATGGTTGCAGTCCAGCCAGTTACATCAACATAAGACGCTGACGCTGTGCTAAATACGTCTAGTTTGTTGGCCTCGACTACTTGCAACACTCGAAACGCGCCGCGCAAATCGTTTAACTGTGCGGCTGTTAAAACGTTGCCGCTAACAAACGTTGCGGGCAGTGTGGTAGGGGTAGCCATGTTTGCAGTTTATCCTAAAACTGGTTGCGGGTCGGTTATTCCAATAACCCCGTACAGGGCGTCGTTAAGTACGAACTCGTAAACAATTACTGTGGGCGCCGTGTAGTAGGTGACCCGGTGCCCTGTAACAAAATCTAGGCGGTGTTCGACGCCCTCGACGCTTAACTCTTGGGCCACTTCGCCAGCGGCAATAGTGTTCGTAATCGTTATGGTGTCCCCAATATCTACTAAGGCTAGGGCTTCGCGTTGAGGCGTAGTCAGCATTAGGTAATCGGTTTGCACGGCTGTAAACGTGGCCTCGGGTTCGCCTACAAGTAGGTAACTGGCGAGGGTTGCGGCGGCTGCGTCATTGTGTAACAGGCTGTCAGTAATGCTTACCGTTTGTATTAGGTACTTGGCTTGGCTGGCTAGATCGTCAGCAACCTCAGGGCTGCTAGCGCCTAAGTGTTGGATACTGGCGCGGTTTATGATTTGGTCGGCGTTGTACGTTATGCCCAAATTGTTATATGGAATGTTTGTACCGTCATCATGGAAGTCTGCAACGCTTCCGCTAAGGGTATTACCTATTCTTGGGTCAAAGTTCAGCACCCCCGTTCTCGACATAAAAACGCGGCCCTGTTCGGCTTGCTGTATTTGGTTTAGGTAGGCCTTTACGTTGGTACCTTCCGGCACTGTGTAGGCAGCAGCGCCGCCCAATGTTTGGGTGCCAGTGTTTATGTTGCGACTGGCTACCGGGTAATTAACTTCAGGTAGATCGAGTACGGCGGTTAGGCGGGCGCTAGATAATTCCTCAGAAACGTTAAACTCTGCAAGGCTGGTTTGCGCTAGTAGGTAAAAATCATCAGCACAATAAACGGTTACCGTATTATTTCCGCCTAGTTCGTAAGAATAATCGTAGTTCACTATTTGCCCTACAAACAGGGTTATAAACGTGTTGGTGCTGTCATAGCGGCCTAGCGATACTCGACGCAAAGGCGCCAACGTAAATTGCCCGGCAGGGTCTACAAACGGGCTGCTGCTGTATAGCGGGTTTAGTATGCCGTTGGCTAGTGTGTCATCAAGGGTAAACGACATTGTGCCAGCGCTGAACTGGTCACCGATCTCACGGCGGCCACGGTTTACCGAAACGTTTTTAGCGTATTCCAACATAGGCGCAAACTCGGTTAAGCCGTCTAACACAAACTCAGTGTTATTTAATACGCCCCGCGTGGCTGAGTCCAGCGTAAACGCGTTCAGCGTGAAACCAGTGTCTATAAACAGTTCATAGTTACCGCTGGCAATAACTGACGTGGCCATTAGCCCACCTGTATATTTGCGGGGCCTGCAGATCGGTTATAGGCGCGGATACTGTTTACTACGGCTTGACCTACTTCCGCGCTAGTAGCGAGGCCGCCAGTAACGTTTACGGTAAGGCTGGCGAAATCCTCGTATCCTTGCCCGGGGCGTTTTGGTATTACGCGGCCTACTGGTTGCGGGCTGATTGCTTCCGCAAAACCTGCGCCTATGCCTTTAATTTCAGGCAACGTTAAACCTTTTTGCCCCATTTTGGCTTGGGCTGCAGCAAACGCCGCCTCGACGCCTTGCAAATATGATTGGGCATTAGAAACGCCTGCACCGTACCATTGGCTAGCGGCTGACTGCCCGATAGTAAACGCGGCCTGTTGGGCTGCTGTTACTAGGGCGTTGGTTTCTTGGATTGCTGTAGCGCCGCCCTTAATGAGTTCGGCTGCAATAGCCGCGCCGCTTTCGCCGCCCGCGTCAAGTACCGCCTGCAACGCGTCTTGGGATAGGCCTAACTCCAACAGCGTTTTAACGTCTTGGCCATATTTTACAATGCCTTTTACTTGATCGCGTAAGCCCTGTAAAAACCCTGCGCCTGTTTCGTCTCCTGCGTCTTTAGCGTCTTGGAAACTAAACGCGTCTTTAATGCCGTCGCTAACGTTTGTAGCGAAATCGTTAAACGCCTCTTGCGCTTCGGCTAACTGGGTTTGGGCGTTGGCTAGTGCGTCTGCTAAATACGTTTTAAGTGCGTCGCTGGCTTCTTTAACGCGTTCGGCCATTTTCTTAGCCTTATCGGATACCCCGCCTATAGCAGTGTCTACTTCCTCAATGGCTGGGGGCAGTGGGGTTAGTGACCCGCCGAACGTGCGATTACCTTCTACGGCTGATTTGGTGGCGTTTTTGTAAACCATAAACGCGCCAGCAGCAACTACTAGCCCGGCAGCAATAGCGGCAGCACCTACGCCCAACGTTAGGGCCGTGTTGGCAGCGGCAGCGCTGGCAGCCAGTGACCAGTTCAGCGCGGTAGTTACTATTGTTACCGCGTTAGCGATAACTTGCGCGGCCTTAAATCCTATTAGCGCGGTAGATATTGCGGCAATAGTGGTAGCAACTGCTAACAGTGTGCCGGTGTGATCTGCAGCCCAATTACCGAACTCGATCAGGTACGGCAGTACGGCCATAACAGCAGGCAATAACGCCATACCTATACTTTCCTTGGCTTCGTCGAGTGCCACGTTAAGGCGCTTAAATTGCCCTTGCGCGGTACCTGCTGCAACAGCGGCTTGACCACCAAACGTTTTAGCCATAGCAGCCATAACTTCGTCAAGGCTGGCACCGTCTTTTATCATTTTCTTTAGTTCAGGCGACAGCAGGCCCAACGCTTTATAGTTGCCGCCGTACGCTTTTGCTAGCGCGTCACTGACCGAACCTAAATCCTTGCCCGTGCCGGCTGAAATATCCATAGCCAGTTTTAGGCCGTCGGTTGCTGCCGTTACGTCTTGGGTTACGCGAACCAGTGACGCAAACGCGGGGCGTAGTTCATCATCAGCAACGCCAGTAGCCAGCGACATTACCGATATTTGTTCCTCGATTGCGGCTATTTGGCTGTCGGTTGCGCTAGTAACGTTTTGTAAGGTTTTGGCTAATATCGCTTGCGCGGCGCTGTCCTCTACGGCGGCTTTAATGCTGTACCCGGCAGCAACAGTAAGCGCGCCCATAGCGGCAACTGCTGGTAGAAACGCTTTACCTGCTATATAGCCCGCTTTTTGTGACGTGGTTTCTAGGGCTTTTAGTTGGGTGATTGCTTGCTGAAACCCTTTGCCTTCGAGGCTAGAAATGATGGGGATATTAATTGCCATGGCGTGTTACCAGTTTTCGGTTTGTCTTTTCCATAACAGTATCTACGATTTGCATAACTTTTTCGGTGACTGCTTCGCGGTTATTTTCTACCGCAATATCTACGGCGCGTGGCTGGCCGCCTATTTCTACGTCGAGGTTTGTTACAAACGTGCCTTGCGTTTGTGCCCCGGCATGGTCATAAATTGCGCCTGCAGCGTCAGCCTGTTGGATAACCATAAGTTGGTAGGGCTTAGAACCGTAAACCACTTGGCTGGTATAACGGTTGCCTAAATCATCACTACGGTTAAAGTTTACGTAGCGTTCCTTGCTGGCCCGTACGCCTACTTTTACCTTAAAACCTTTTTGTACCTGATCTGTTTTCCAACTGGTATTACGGCCTTTAATCAAGTTGCCGCGAACCATGCCCGACAATGGCGCCCCGTTTTGTTTGCTGTTATCAAAATGGGCTACCATGCTACGCGCTTCGCTAACGATCTGCTGGCCAGCGCCGCCTATCTGTTTAGTTACTTCGCGCCTGTACTTGTTATCAAAATCGTTTAACTCTTTTAGCGCTTCTTTAATACCGTAGATTTCGGGGATAGCCGCGCGCGCAACCATTACTTACCGCCGCGTTGCTTGTTCAGTATTTCTATGGTGGCGTTCATATCGTCTAACTCGAATGATAGTTCACTAGGCCAAAAACCTGTTGCTACTAAGATTTCGGCAAGTGCGCGGCGCACCGTGCCGTTTAGGCTTTTGGGTCAGCGGCCTCAACTACCTCAATAGACGTCAGCGAACTAATGAACTGGTCAAGGTTGCCCGGTACCGTGGTTCCTGTAGCGCGTGTTGCTTCGTAGCAAAGGTACGCCAAATCCTCAACGCCTACGCCTTGCGCCATTTCTGACGCCTTGCGCCTGTACTTGCGTTCCCACGCAACCACCGTACTTAGGTTGGTGGTAACTGTGTTTGTAGTGCCGTCGTTAAACGTTGCTTTAAGTGTTAATTGCATTGTGCCTGCCTTTGTGTCGGGCCGTTGCCGGCGCTAATTAAACTTCGACTACTGAGTAAACCCCGCCCGTAAAAGTAATGCTTACGGTCCCAAGCGACCCAAGGGCCAAAGTGTACGGTATGGCCTCTAGGTAGGCCCCGGTTAGTGTCATCGTTGGATTGGTTGCGGTACCGGGGCTGGTTGCTGATGGTGACCACGAAACAGTTGTAGTAGTTCCTACCAATGCTTTAAGCGTTGCGTATGTTTCTGTTGAGGCAAACGACGCGTACAAATCAAGTTGCAGCGTGGAGTTTTCGAGGCCTGCAGTGTAACTGCGTGACGTGGTGCCAAACGCCGTACTTTCCAGCGCCTCAATAGTGCGGGTAAAAACCAAACCTTGGCACTGATCTTGCAAAGAAACTGAGTTCACGGTTACGTTTGGGTTGCTTAGGTAAGTTGAGGTAGGCATAGTGGTTAGTCCTTTGGTGTGTTCTTGCTATTAGTTTTAGCAGGTTTTGCGGTTTCATTTGTGGATTGTTCTAAAAATCCGCCTTCGACTAGGGCCGCTACGTTTATGCCGTTGGCGGTTGCATTGTCGGCGTCGTATTCTGTGCCGGGTTCGCCTAAGCGTTGGCTAATGATTTTGTAAGGCATTTGGTTTCCTAACTGGTTTGGGCTTGCATTTCTATAGTTAAATCGTAGGCGGGCATTTCGGCGCCACCGATAACAGCAATAGTAGGGCGGCCAGCGGTTACAGCAACGTTTTTACCTACTACTAAACTGGCTAGGTGCATAAGGTTTCGTTGCGCGTCAAGGTTGCCCGGGCCAAGGGTAATTAGGCGAACCGTGTAGGTCAGTTGGACTATGTTTCCGCCGCCGCCGTAAACCACAAAACTAGGCGCGTCTATGAACGCACAAGGCGGCACAAGGTTACGGGGGTCTGTTACTACCTGTAGCCCTGTAACGGTTGTTAGCGTGGCTGCTAGATCGTCTAGCGCCTCATTAAACAGGTCTGTATAGGCAACAGGCATTAGGCAACCTGTGGCCGTGGTATGCCTAACAGCATTTTGATAGCCGGGCTGAGGCCTACCGAACTGCCAGCGGCCATACCGTCAAACGCTGCAAAGTCTGTTACCGCGCCGCGCTGCCTGTAAAAGAAACCGCCTAAAGAAATGGTGCCAAGGGTTACCTGCCCATTGGGCGACGTGCTGAGGCTGTCTGTATAGCCTGCCTCTTGGCGTCGAGTAAACGCAAGGCTGTTCGCTGCCAACGCGCATTGGGTTAAGAATGTTGTATCAAGTGCTGACGCTGTACCAATACCTAACCAGTCTTCTATTTGTGCGGCCGTAATCCACGTGCACGTTTCGGTAAACGTAATTGTGCCGCTGGCAGCGGTGCGCTGTACGTTGCTACCCGTGCATGAATAGAGAACCTGATTAGGTACCGGTACTTCGTAATCGTAAAGTAAATCACCGTATTCATCTACGCCAATAAACAAATACTCAGGTATAGCCCGAACAGTAAACGTGCCGTTAAAAGGTACGCCAACTGTTGCAACTGTAAAACTTCCGCCTACTACTAAATCGTTTGGCGTAAGGGTTTGCAGTACTGCGAAGTTGTCCAGTAACTGTTTATGGGTGACCGAGTAGACGGCCATAACTGGCCTACCTTTCGGTTATCAGACGAACTTAACGAACTTGGTTGCGTCTGCCATGAACGCGGCTGCGTAGCCACGGTAGGCAATAGTGCGGCCAAGTGTGCTTGGTACGTCTACCGAGATAGCGCCCTTTTGCTGTTCGTAGAACTCGAAACCTGCTGCTGGGCCTGCTGCGTGACCCATGAACGAACCCGGTGCGTTTTTGTCTACGACAAGTACCAAACCAAGTGGGTTACCGTTCCATGAGTTCGCTGACAATTCGCCCGGTGCGTTCATAGCGCCGATCTGTGGGAATACTGGGCGGCCTGTGCTGTCCACCAATGAACCCAACGCTGCCCACGTACCCGGTGTAACCACCATATGGCTAGGTAGGTAGTTGCTGCTTGCGCTGATTTGGCGGGCGCCGTCATAAATTGCGGCGATCCAGTCGGCAGGGTCTGAAGTGTCGGCTACTGATGAAGTTTGTGTAATTGCTGCATGGCAAGTGTCTACCGCGTAGTTATCGGTTGCTTGGCCGTAAGCAATTGCCAACTGGTTTAGAACAATGTTGATCGAGGCTGGGTCAGTCCAGTCTAAATCTTGTTCTGACATTGTTACATAAGTTCCGAACGTAAGTTTAGATACGTCGTTATTTGCAACAGTAACGGTGCTTGGGTCAAGCGCGTTTAGTTGGCCTGTAGGTTGCTGCGTTACTACAGGGCGTACCGTGATTTTTGGGCGGCGGAATGTTGCGCCTGCGCCGGGCATGGCACGTGTACCGATTGCGCTAACAAACGGGCGAATAGGGTTAAGCCCGTCGTAAACGCTGCCGGTAATAATTTCTGGCAAAATACCCGGGGTGTCAGCGGTTGTAATGTTTGGTGCTGCTGCCTGAATACGTGCGTTCATTTCGGCAAGTACGCCGCCGCCCTGAATTGTTGCAGCGATAAACTCGCTAGCCGATGGCAACTTAAAGTTGCGTGGCTGCGCGTACAATGGCTGGGCCAATGGTGCGGCTTCGATAACGGCTGGGGTTTCTACTGGGTTTGACATTTCGTTATTCTCCTCTACGGGTTCCTGTTCACTATTTAACTCTACTTCGTCGGGCTGTTGGTGGATACTGGCGGCCACTCGATCTACTGACGCGCCAGCGAACGCACCGAACGGCACGAGGCTTAATTCTTGCCATTGGGCGGCCTCGATAATCATTACGCCCTCAGCGTCGTAACTAAACTTTGTGGGGTTTACGCCCACACTAACGGCGTCTAAAACTTTGTCAGCGGCCAGTACTAGCGCTTCGTTGCCTAGCGTGGTTTCGCTTATGCGGGCTTCGTACATCATGCCGCCGGGTGTGTCTACCATGGCGGTTACCAAACCTACGGCCTGAGAGGCTGAGTGCCCTAAATATAGTTTGGGCATTTTGCCGCCAGCGTCAAGGCTGCCCGGCATAAACATAACTTTAGTGCCGTCGCTTACCGTGGCCTGCACGTTATACGGCAAGGCAAGGCCCGCCAGTGTGCGGCGTGGCATGCCGTCGGGGCCTGCTGCGTCGAGTGTTAATTCTTGTTGGGTTAATTTAAGCATTGGGCATTACTCCAGTTTCGGCAGTGTCGTAGTTTTCGTTTTCTTTTTCCATTAAATAATTTTCGCTTAGGTAATCGTCAATATCAAACTTTACGTACGTGCCGCGCGGTAGCACGTTGTCAGCGCTTAGCGTTTCGCTAATACAGTCCATAAATAATTTGGCGCCAAACATATACAAATCCTGCCGCGCCTGCGTACTGTTTTGGTATGAGTAACTACCAGTTGCTACGCCTAACAAATATGGCGGGCAGTTTGCTAACCGGGCTATTTCTAAAGCCTGATATTCTGAGGCCTCAACCAGCATTTGTTTACTAGGGTCTGTAGTGGTTTCCGTGTAGGTCACAAACTCATTTAATGCGGCGACAGTGTTTGTAAGTCGTGCGGCCTCGAAACTTTGCGACAGTTGTTGCAGTTCCTCGCCGCTTAATGGTTCGCCGCCAACTTGGCGCAATACGCCGTTGGGCAGTGAGTTAGCAGCAGATCGCAACCGGGCGCCTTCGAGTTTAAGCGACGTTAAAACAGCGTTAGGGCTAGTAAATAACAAACCCTGTATAGGGCTAATAAATTGTACGACGTCTCTATGATCTACTGGCAGGCCGCTAAACGTAATTTGTTTAGACGGTGCAAAGAAAACTGGCCCTGCCTGATCTTGGGTTAAAACCATTGCGCTAGGCATACGCTGAAACGCGCTAGGGAAACCGTCAGCAGTGCGCGCGGTGATCGCTAAAAACGCCCGCTGAGTGAAAAATAGATCATCAAATAACCACGCAAATAGTGTGCTGTTTGGTAGCGCTGGGTCTAAACGTCGCAACCAACTACGCGGTGCAATATTTATTTCTTCCATTTCTTCGCCGTTCCACATTTCTTGGTATTGCTTTAATGGCGTGCAGCCAATGACCGACGCTAAAAGATCGCGGGCGCGGGTAATGGCCGGCACACTCATAGCGCGTTGGCGCGTGTTGCCTTGCGTAAACGCATAAAAGTTATCGAGTTGCGACATACCTACGTTGCTGCCAGCGGCGGCCTTTACTACAGGTTCGCGGCTGTCAGCGGTAGCACGTGTAAAAAGGCCCATAGGTTTAGTTTGCCATATCTAGTAAAAGTTTGGTGGCACTGACTAGGCCCGATCAGTTCCCGACGAAAAGACTAGGTAACTTCCAGCCAGTGCCAAACCAATACTAGCCAGCAGCGCTAACTATTATGGGTTTGCCCATAGCGGCAGGTTTGCCGGCTAAGGCAACAGCAAACACTAAACAGCGTGCCATAGAGATAGGCCCGGGCGAACGTTGCGAACTTATAACTATGTTGCCATTGTGTTTAACCAGTACCGCCTTTTCGACGTGTTCGGTTAGTAAGTGTTCGCCGTTATGCAGTAGGCGGCCCTCAACAATGACCGAACGCGCGGCAGCAGTCCAGCGGTTTAGTTCACGGTAGCCAACAATGGTTGCCCGTCTTGATAGGTGCGGCGGGCAGTGAACTTCCAGCGACGGCACTATAGCCAGTTTCAGGTTTGGGGCTTTAACTATTTCTGCCTCAACATGCCGCCACATTTCGGCCATAGTGTCAGCCACAAACGCGGTTACCACGTGCGTTTTTGTTCCCGATATGACAGCCCGCACGCCGTAAAAGTGGCCGCTATCCTCGCCTACCTCGATTGCTAGCACTCCGCCCGGTGGGGCTACAGCGTCAGTTTGGCAGGCCGCAAACTGCCCGGGTTCTAACCAGCCGGCAGCGGCAGCCGTCCACGTATTAACCGAACTTCGTAGAAACGCGTTACGGTTTGGGGCCTCAGCCTCAGCCGCTATTACTTCCATATCGAGGGTGTAACCCAACGCTGGGTTAGCCATGGCCCACGCGGCAGGCGTCATTAAATCCATTTTGGCGGGGTCAGGTGACCATTCAGCAAAATAAAGGCTGCCGGGTTTGCGTTCGTCAATAGCCCGTAAACCCTGTTCACGCCAACGCAACATGGCCACGCTGCTACTGTCGCCCGCTGTACTCCACATACTGCACAAAGGATTTTTGCGCGCGCGCTGCGTAGGTAAAAGGCCCTGATCTATGGCCTCAGTAGATACCGCCCACGCCTCATCTACTATCAGCAAATCTACGCTGTAACCGTGACCAGCGCCCGGGGTAGCAGCCCTAACATGCCACACACTGCCGTCAGGCATAGTAAGTTTTTGGCGGCCATAACTCCACGAAACTTCGGCCCCGCATTTAACTTCGAGTATCGGCGCCAAATAATTAAACAGCGCTGTAGCCAAATCCAATTTGTGCGCCACACTAATAACCGTTTGCGGGGTACCCCGTTCACGTGCCTCATTTACCAACCAGTCGCCAAGCAGCGAGGCTATGCAAACTGTTTTACCATTTTGCCGGGCAACAGACACCAAACTAACCCGGGGCCTGCTGCCGTCATCAGCAACAGCGGTTTGACCATGCAACGCGCGTACCTGCCACGGCATTAACTCGACGTCAAGTACGTCACGCGCAAACCCCACTATGCGACTAGCGCTAGATCGTTCGTCACTGTGCGTGATCGTTTCCAGTCGGGGTAGATCGTGGCCAGTTGGCGCCAGTTCGGCCAAACCCTTATGGGATATAGAAAAGGATGAGACGGGGGCAGGAGTTGTTACCCCAAAAAAACGCTGTGAGTGTTCGTCTTGTATTTTCCTTACTGGCATTGGGTTTTCGTTTTGATATTTGCCTGCGTCACGTGCAGCCCTGTATTTGTTGCCGCGTGTTGCGTTGCATTTTCGGCATGCGCTAACCATGTTTTCTAGCGAGTTGTCGCCGCCTCGATCTACTTCTATTAGGTGGTCTGCTTCCGTGGCCGGCATGCTGCACCAATGGCAGAATGGGTTTTCTGCTAGCAGTATTTGTTTGTTGCGTTTGTAGTCTGCTTGGTTGCGTGGGCGTGGGCCTTCGCGTTTACTTGGCATGGCTACTCCCGCGCTGCGCTTGGGCTACCGCGCCGCTTGCGCGGCTTGCTAATGCTGAGTAGTAGTAGTTCATCATGTCGGGTTTACCTCGGTTGGGTTTGGTTTGTTATCGGTTTGTTTATGCCGGCACTATTAAGCCTAATGCAGTAATGCCCGCCCACGGGTTGCACTCAGTCCGTTACCTAGCATTACTTACTTGGCTGATTATGTTTACAGCCCGCCTCGACGCCTTGCCTAAACCATTTTGTGTTGCATGTTTCAGGGCGCGCCGATCTACCCACGCTTTCCGTGTGTTACCTAACTCCGTGCGACGGGTGCAGGTCTTGGGTCTAGCCAGTTGTCTAACGCTTTATATAATCTGTAAAAATCGCTGGTATGTCTGCGGGGCGCCACACTACCGCTGTTTGACCTGCTGCCGTTAGCGCGTCTAACCACTGTTGCTGACCTGCAGTTAGTGTGCCGCGCTGCGTTTTAAGTTCGGCATAAATGATTTGGGCTGGCACCCTTTCATCAGCGTTACCCGGGTGTACTAACACTAAATCGGGGAAACCGCTATCGCCTTGTATTGCCGTAGCCCAACTGCCGTTAGCGCGTTGGCTGGGTAAATCGTGGTGGACTAACCAGCCGTAGCGGCGCGCATAGTTCACTATGGTATTTTTTAGATCGCGTTCACTCATTAGGTTAGGCGTCATTGTGGACTAAAGGCCCTGCGTAATGCTTCATGCGCTAAGTTTAGTTCGTCACTAAGGCGTTCTACCTCGACGTTTAGCGCGTGTATTTGATTATTCAAGTCCATTACCAACGCCTGTTCGGCTGCCAGTTTGCGCGCTGTTTCCATGCTGTGTTGGCGTACGTCGCGTAAATCTTGCGCGTAACTGTAGTTAGATTTGTAACGGGTCATTTTAGAACCCCGATAACTTTTGTGGCGTCGCTGGCTGTAAGCGTTTCTAGTATTACGTCGTTTTTGCCTAGTATCTCATGGATTTTTTCTAGTAGTTCGCCTTCGTCATACTCGCGGCCTTTAGCCAACGCTTTAATAAAGTTAATTTGCTTGGCGCTAGCAAAGTTGCCGCTAGGTGCGCTGATGTTGCCTGCAGCGCTTCCCGCTTGCACTCGGCCACGCGGTGCGATTACTTCGCCCGGTGCTGCTGGGTCTTGACGTGCTTCGATCTCGTTTCGGCTAGCAATACTTTTAGACACTCCGCAACCCATATACCCCAACGCACGGCCTAGGGCGCTAGTCATGCCTACCATGAACTCGCTGTTTTTGGTGTAAGGCGTTTTGCCCGGGTATGGTTCGGCTGCTGTAGCAATTGCTGGCAGTGTGTCAGTTTCATCACGCCAAACAGTAATAGTGCAACGTATAAAACAACTGCCATCAGGCATAGTTACCGTTTCGTTTATGGTTTCTTGTATGCGTAAGTTCGGCCAACGCTTGTATGCCTCAGCAAGTCGGGTTGGTACGTCTACATAGTTTTGTAAATCAAATGCCATTAGTCGGGTGTCCTTTTCTAGTCGGGTTTACTTACTCTGTTTTACCACATAGGTATAACGCGGTTGCTGGCA